ATGATTTCAGCCGCTACCCGCGCCGCCTACGAAGAGCAAGCCACCGCCTGCATGGTGGCGGCCGAAAAATACCAGCCACAGTTGCTTGCCCTGGGCGTGGCGTTAAGCGGTAGCAAAGAACAAGGAATGGAGTTGTTTCAGCAGGCTAGCCTTAGCTGTCACGATGCGATTCAGTGCAACGGGTTCAAAGGCGACGCTTACCACTTCTATTTGCGGCGGGCAATTAAAAACCTACACTACCGCACCCAGCAAGAGCAACGGCGTTACCGGTCGCATACCCATGAAGGAGGCAACTTGCTGCCGGAGGAGCTAACCAACGAGTGGGAGCTAGATGCGACGGAGCGCCAGCACCGGGCCGAATGGTTCGCGCTGAACCCGCCCTCGCCAGAATACACCCAGCTAGCCGAGAAAGTGATGGCTGAGGCGCAGGCACGCTTCGCTCCATCTGACCGGGTGGCCCTGCGCCTGAGCCTGTGGGGGATGAGCTGCCAGGAGATTGCCGAGCACATCGGCAAAAAGGACCGTACCTGGGTGTGGCGTCGCCTCGCCAAGATGCGCCGCGAGCTACGCAAGCTGTTTCAGGACGATTTCGACGCCCTTGCAGAATAAAAAAACCCCGGCCCAAAGAGCCGGGGTTTTCTGTGTCCTTTTTTCAGTCATTTAAGTTTTACCGCCTGGCAGCCAGCTGGGCGGTTTTAGTTTGGGCTTGAGCCACTGCCAGGCCGCGATGCTCACCACGCCCACCAGCACCAAGGCCCACCAGGGCGCGCTGCCTTTTTTCTGGCTGGCCTGAATCGGAGAGTTGGGCCCGGTGCTCACGGCCTGGGCGCGCTGGGCGGTTTTGTCGGTGCCCGTTACCGTGGGCGTGGCCACGTTGCCGGTGCCCGCTTGTAGCACGATGCTAACGGGCCCTTTGAACTTGTAGCGGCCTCCGGCGGGCAGCGGCACCACGGCCGCGCGGCTGGTGTCGGTGGCCTGGGCGAATAGCTGCGGGGCCGTGGTGAGCGTGGGCTGCTCGGTGGCGCAACTGACCAGCAGGGTTAGGGCGGCGAGTAAGTATCGTCTCATTTAGCGAGCGGCTAGTTTGGCTTTGCGGGCACGGGCGGCGTTGGCGGCCGAGTCGAGCGCGTGCTGCGAAGGACGCGGGGGCATCTGGCCCAGGTAGGCCGGGCCGTGAAATCCGCGCCAGGCCTGCGGCCGGGGGCGTGGGCCGGCCAGGGCCGGGCTGGTGGTGAGTAGTACCCCGGCGCTGGTCAGCAGCGTGGCGCACACGTAGAGAAAGAGCTTCATCGTAATTCGCCGTGGGTATAAGTGGGAGTGGAAATGACGTCGGCCACATAAGCCATTTGCCGTTTGTCGCGCCAGTTGCGGAAAACCCCGTCGCCTTCGCGGTTTTGCTTGCCCCCGCTCGTGTTGCCCTCAATCGTGACAGCCGTGACGCCGGGCGGCCACTTCTCGATGAGGCCGACGTGGTGCACCTCACTGCTGCCCCACTTGTAGCCGGGCAAGTCGCCGGGCTGCGGCGTTTTGCCTTGGCCACCCGCCCAAATGATGTGGGCCTTGTCGAACCAGCTTTTGGCCTTGCCAAAGCGGGCCGTAAGCACGCCCCCGGTGCGCAGCACCCAGGACACGAAGCACGAGCACCAGGCCGAGCGGGGCGGCGAGCCTACGAACTTGATGTACTTCTCCACGTCGGGGCCAGCGTTAAAGCCAACCTCGCGCACCCCGAGTTGGCTTACTGCGGCAGCGACGACAGCGCCACGCCGGGCGCGGAGAGCGTCGCCAGGGTTAGCGTGTGCAGGGCTAGCCAGCACAAGGCAAATAAGGTAACCAAGCAAAAGGCTAAGCGAACGCATCGTACTAGGAAGGTAAATTGAGCCACCTTGCGGCGCTCGGTGAAAATGGCTAGCGTGTGTTGCTGCGAGATGTCTAGGTTTTGCACCACGTCGGCCGCAGGAAACAGTGGGGTGCGCAGCTCATCGGTCACGTTCTCGAAGAGCTTACCAGCTTCTTCCAGGCATTCGGCTTGGTAGCCTTTGAAGCGGCGGAATAGGGTCCGGTAGGCTAGAAAGCCGAGTTGTAGGACTACCCAAAAGAGGGTGGCGGCCAGGGCCAGCACGTTGAGCTTGTCCGAGGTAAAGCCCCCGGCGCCGGCGTCAAAGAAGTGCAGTAGGTAAGGCAAGCCGAGCAGGACTACAATGGCCAGGGCCAGGGTGAGCAGAGCGTAGCGCAGGTAGCGCGGGTTGGGCATGGGTTGGGGGGGCATGAGAAAAAAAAATTAAGATTCGGAGGTAGGGAAAGGCGGGGGCGGATTTTTGAAGGCGCCGTGCTGCGCCTCCCCGTAAATCCAGCGGTCCAAGGCGTGAAAGGCGCGGCGAAACGTGCTCAGCTCGTTGCGCATCTTTTTCATCTCCTCGGCATTGGCGCGTAAGTCAGCCGTTAGCTCTACTACTTGGTTGCCCAGCGCCTCATTATTATGACGCGCAGCCGCTAGGGCGGCGTCGGTTTGCTCAACTAAGCGCTTGCCGAAAAAGCCTATTACCCCGAGCAGCACCAGTAGCACCGTGGTAAAAAGACCGAGTAAAATCTGAACCGACATGACGCTAAAGCGAAATCCCCCCGTAACCGTCCGAGGGGCGGCGGCTCGTGGGGAGAGGCCGCGTACTCACATAATCGGGATAGTCTGATTTGTTGCTTTCTAGCCACTGCACCAACTCCTCGCCGCGCCAGATGGCCGTAGCCCGAAACGCCGCCTCCATCTTGCTGAGCGTCGCCGCGTCGGCGTTGGTGGTGCCCTGCCCGCTGCCCGTTTTCAGCAAAATGCCGGCGTTTTCCACGCTACCCAGCAGGTTCGGCCAGGCCTCGACCACGGCCCACTGCGCCAGGCACGGCCGCACCTGCTCCAGGAGCGCAAACAGCGGGTCGGCGCCGTGGGCCAGTTGCCAGGCCGCCCACTTCGTGGCGTAGTCCGCGGCGGCGGCGGTGGCGGCCTGCACCGATTGCCCGGTGGGGCTCGGTGGCTCCGGGGCACTGGCCACGAAGGCGAGCAGGGCGGCGTAGAGCCGAAAGCCCAGCAGCGGGCGCAGGTGGCGCTGCTGGGCCTCGGGAATCGTTACGCTGAGCTTGTGGGCCTCTACGTTGAGCGAGACGGTGGTTAGCTCCTTGATGTGAGTGGCGTTTACTAAATTTTTCATCGGCTGGAACGGGTAAATTGGTTGTCGCGCCGCCGCTGCTGGCGGCGCTCGCGGTCATTGGTGCGCAGCTGCTCGCGCTCGCTCGCCCGCTCTCGGGTGCGCGCCTGGCGGGCGTCGGCGCGGGCCTGGCGGGCCTCGTCTACCTGCGCGGCCCCGTTGCGCGGGGCACTCTGGAAGGGCTCGCCCTCGGCAATGCCCGCCTCTTCAGGTGTATCAACGAAGCGTTGCTCGGCCTCCGACCAGAAGGCCGAAATGGTGAGCAGGTTGCCCTTGCGGTAGGAGCGCCAGCGCTGGCGCCCCAAATCGTAGTAGCGAATGGTGCCGCCCAGGGGCTGGGCGCTGGCCGCGGCCGGGTGCTGGCCGGCGGGCACGTAGTTCAGGCTGCGCACCCCTTGCCGAAAGCCCGAATTTTGGCCCGCAATGCCCAGGGCGCGGTTCTCTTCGTTGTCGGCGCGCTTAAATGCAAAAATGACGGGCACCTGGTTGGCGTAGTACACGAACAGGGCCTCGGAGTAGGCCGCCAGGCGCAGCCACTCGGCCGCGTCGCCGCGCGCCTCAACCTGCTGAACCAGCTTTAGCGTCAGCATGCTAGGCGCCGGGCGTGCCGGAGGGCGTGGCCGTGGGGCCGCTGTCCGGCGTGGCGGGCTCGGCCGCCGTTTTGGCCCCCGCCGGCAGCGGGTCCAGGTTCATGCGGCCCCGCAGCTCGTCGTCGGTCATGATAAGCTCCATAAGCTGCTCGCTGAACGCGAACTCAACAGGTAGCGAGCCTGCGATGCTCAGCCAGGGCTGCTTTTCGTCCTCGCCCTCGAAGTTTACCCCGTTCACGTAGGAAAAAAGCTCACGGAAAGCCGCTAGGACGTTGTTTTGGTGGGGCTTGCAGCCGGTATTGAAAAAGAGCTTGAAGCCCTGGTACAACTCCTGGCCGTTGCCGCCCAGGCTGCCCCCGTTGGCCGAGGGCAGGCCCGCAATCATGGGGCTCGTGCAGCTGGCCGCGCTCAGAATTGCCTGCTGCGCCAGGCCCGCATAGGAGGCGTACAGTTCTCCGGCCCCAGGCGTGCTGAGGACGGTAATTTTCGCCATCTTTTCGGCCGATTCATCAGTGCCATCCCCGTAGAGAAACAGGATACGCTTGCCGCTGGCCCCCTGGTACTTTTTAGCAAAAGCGGCCTCGAACGCGTCGCGCTGCTCTTTGGCCGTGATAGTGTATTCCTTGCCGCGCTCGTCGGTTTTGGTCTCGTCCTCGGGCCCTTTGTTAATCTGAATAACGGTATTGGCCGAGAAGTTACTGGCTACGTTGCTGCTGTGAAACTGCGCCAGGTCGGCTTCCATTTCGATATAAGGCAGCGCGCCCTCGAAGCCCAGAGCCGGGAAGTAGTCCACACCCGGCTCATCCTCGTAGTAGTAAAACAGTTGCACCGGCTCCAGCGGCGGGCCCTGCGTGCCGGCGGGCGCACCCGCGGGCACTGGCCCGCGCAGTTTGGCCCGGTCAGGGTTGAAGGCGGGCAGGTGAAGCGGCTTGTACCTGCTGCGCTGGTTCCAGTCGCGGCAGATGTAGTAGCTTTCTACGTCGCCCTGCTGATTCATTGGGGCCGGGGCTACTAGCTCGAATCGCTCGTGGTGTAGCTCGGCAATGTGGAGCCCGTCCTTAGCCCACACGACTTGTACGGCAAACCCGAACAGGCGCTCGTAGTCCTTTACTACGCGCTTGAGCAGCAGATTGCCAGTGCGGTGGCGGCCACTAGCGGCTACTTTTTTCAAGAATTGGGCTAGTTCGGGCAGCTTTGCCGCGTTGACCTTGAAGCCCTCGCCGGCAATGAGCGAAACTTTGCGGTCGATAATAGCCGAGGCCGTAGTGCTCTTGCGCAGCAGCTTTAAGAGCGCGGGCATAAACTGGTGCTCGTTGCCGAGCAGTACCCACTTCTGGCCGCGCCCGCGCTCGGCCTGCGGCACTTCCAGCCGGTCGAGGGCCAGTTCTACGCTGGAGAGTTGGAGCGCGGCGGTTTTAGTTTGGGCAGTCATACTAGGCAAGGCGGAAAGGCAGGGTGGAGCTAGTGGGTCCGCCAGGGCGGAAACCGTAGTCGACGATTTTAACGGGCCCGTTCAGGGCTACCTGGCGGGCTGGGGCGTTCTGGCGGCCGGCTAGCTGCCAGCTGGTGAGCGTCTCGCCGCCCACCGGGCCGCTTTTGCCCGCGTAGCTGGGCAGGCGCAGGGTGCCATCCTGCCCGAAGAGCCACCACTGGCCCCGCAAGTCCTGGCACAGCGCCAGCAGCGGGAGCCCGATGAAGTTGGCCAAGCCCGCGCGCAGGGCCACGAGCAGGCCGGGCAGGGCTACGGAAATGGTTTGTGGGTACACGTCGCCGTTTTTGTCGGGCGCGTAGCCCTGGGCAAACTCGCAGGCGCCGGGGGCTTGGTCACAGTCCACCGGCCACCACACGGCGCCGGGGTCGAGTTCGGTAATGATGTCGAGCTGGGCCGAGGCGTACACGTAAGAAGCCCCCGCTACCCAGGGGCCCACCAGCAGGGCCCGCAGGCCAGCCGGCGCGTACTGAGCGGCGGGGACTAATAAATTCATGCGGCAACTACTATTTACACGGCCTTAGCAGCCAGGGCGTCAAATTCGAGGGTGGTAATGAGGCGGGCCTTGGTGGTCTCGCCCCCGAGCAGCACCACGTCGTAACCGTTGAAGTCGTCGCTCCCTGCCCCAGCGCCGCTCTTGTTTTGCGACGAAACGAGGCCGTTACCAGCGCCCAGGCACAGGCACTCGCCCGACTTGGTTTTCAAAATCCACGTCGTGCGCACCAGGTCGAACGTCTTGGCCATCTCGTTCAGGGCCTCGTTACGGCCCCCGAGCTTGAGCATCAGCATGTGCTCGGGATAGCGGTTGTTTCCAATCTTAGTATCGTCCGAATAGCCCAGCGTGTTCTCCTCGGGGTCTACGCTCACGATAATAGCGCCCGAGGCAACGCTAATGGCGCCGGTGGCGGGGTCGAACGTTACCTGGTTGAGCTTATTGGAGGTGAACGTGTTCACGCCCAGGGCGGCAGCCACGCCCCCGAGCGTGTACTTGGCCTCGCGGTGCTGGCTGGTGGTGAGGCCGGCTAAATTTCCCATTGAACTAGAAAGCGGTAGCTACTGGCTACTCGGCAGAGATAACGGTGAGCGAATCGAAGCCCTGGCCGGCAACGTGCTTGGCGTGCGACTTCTCAAAGCAGATTTGACCATCGGGCAGCACCCAGGCGCAGGGCAGGCCGAAGCGGCGCAGTAACTCCTTGGTTTCGGCGTGCTCGTCGGGCTGCTGCTCGGCGGCGGCACTAATCGAGCCCTGGCTGGGGTCTGCCTTGCTTTGCTTTAGCTGGCTCAACTCCTCATTTTGCGCCGTAATGGTGGCCAGCGCCGTGCCCACGTCAGCGGTAGCCTTGTCGCGTTCTTTGGTGACCGCAGCCAAGTCCTTACGGGCCGTATCGCGCTCCTTTTTATAGCCCTCGCCGGCAGTTTTGGCGTCGGCTAGCTGCTTTTCGAGTTTGATTTCGGCCGCCGATTTGGTCGGGGCGGTGCCGGCTTCCGGCTGGGCCGAGCCCTGCTCGGGGGCGGCTTTGTCTTGATTTTCTTCCATAAAAACAAGGGGTTATAGGCGTGGCCTGTTGCCGCCAAAGGCCGCCACCCCGAAGAGTGGCGGCCCGGTTGGCTGGGTGAGGCAGCTTAGAGGTAGAGCACCTTTTTGCCGTTGTTGAGCACGGTAGTGTCGGCCGTGGCCACCATCTTGAAAAACTTGTCGTCGGAGTAGGCATTCACCTTGTCCACGATGAACTGCGTGGCGTCCGAGGTGAGGTCGGTGGCGTGCACGAAGTCGCCATCCTCGCCCGCCTTACCTCCGAAGCGCGGGCCGCCAGTGGGCACGTACTCCACTGGCACGTTCAGGAAGGTTACCACCGTGTCCTTGCCGCTACCGCTGACAACGAACTTGTCGCGGAACTGCTGGTTGAGGTTGGCATTCTGTACAATCTTGAAGTCGGCCAGGGGCGCGAAAATGCGGCAGTTACCCTCCTCTAACTCGGCATCGTCCAAGGCGTTGTAGATTTTGGCGTACTCATCGAGCACGTTGCTGGCCGTAACGCCGCCGTTGGCCGCCACTACTGGCTTCACGATGCCCCCACCGGCATCGGCCTCGCTGCCCGTAATCATGCGGGCAATGATGCCGTCGAACATGCCCGCCGTTTGCGTGGCAGCCCAGGCCTTTTGGCTGGCTGGAATCGTGGCGCTGGCGGCAATGGCGGCTTTCGTCTCGGGCGTAATGCTCTGGTACATCAGCGCCTCATAGCTCTTGCCCATGCGGGGGATGAGGTAGTTGGTGGCCGCCTTCTCAAACTCGTTCGAGCCGATGTTTTTGGCGCCCGCCGGCATATCCTTGGCAAAGCGGGTAAAGCGCAGCTTGTCGAAGGCCCACACGTCGAAGGCCATGATTTTTTTCGGCAGCACCTTGCGGTCGCCAAACTTGAGGTCGTTCACGGCGGCCAGGCCATCAAGGTCGGTTTCCCGAATCTTCTCCTTATACGGCTGCCACTTCACGCCCCCGCTGACGCTGGTCAGGATGCGCTCGTTTTTCACGTTGTCCTCGGTGCGTAGCAGGCCGCGCTCCGAGGTGCGGTTGGCTTCCAGCACCGCCTCGTGCACCTGCTGGGCGTAGTCGCCAGTAAAATTTATCGGGGAGTATTCCATGCGGTTTCGCCCGAAGCGGGCAGAGTTGAGAAAATGTTAAAATGGGTGAAGGCTAGTTTTTTGCCGCCGCGGCTACTTCGCGCGCCAGGGCCAGACGGGATTTGCGGCCGGTTTCGGTCTCCTGATTCTCCTGGTGCAGGTGCACCTTGCCCGCGGCGGGCTGGGTGGCGAGCTTGGTTTTCAGCGCTTCCAACTCCACGGCCTGGAGCTTGGCGCCGTACACCGCATCGTAGGTGCTTTTGCTGATTTCCCAGATGTACTGGCTGATATCCACCTGGAAATAGGAGCCGTCGCCAGCGGCGTAGTAGCCACTATCGACCAGGGCGCCATCCTTATCAGTGAGCCGGCGCGTTACCGTATTGTAGGTGAGCTTCTCCCCGTCCTTGAGGTCGATAGCGTCTAGCTTCAGTTCGGCCACGGCCACGCCGTGCAACTGCGTCGCCAGCTTCTGGCCGGCTGGCGCCGCGGCTGGGTTCTCCTTCGGGGCGGGCTCGGCCCCGCCTTTCTTGATAAAGTCTAGGATGCCGTTGATTGCCTGCACCACCTGCTCCGAGGTGGCCGTGGCTGGCAGTGCGGCTGGGGCGGCGGGCTGTTTATCGCCTTCCGATTCAGCAGCGGCCACGTCTGCGGCGGCGCCCTGCTCCCCATCAACCCGCACGCCGCCCTGTACCACCAGTTCGCCGCCATTGCCCAGCGCGTGGGTGCCATCTTCCAGCGGCGCGCCGGGTGTGCCATCGGGCCCGCACACTACCACGGCCCCCGTGGTATCGTCAATTTGCACGGCCCGCCCATCGGCAAGCTGTTCCAGGCCCAGGGCCACCGTAAATTCCCGCACCTTCTCTTTGCTGAGCTTGGTGGGAAGGTTTTTAAGCCAGTCAAACATAGAGGATAGGCGCGTCGGCTTCGCCGCCGACAGGGTTAGTTGCTCAGTTTCAAAAAATCCCTCAATGCTGAAGCCGCGCTTGTTGCCGCTCACCACCTCATTTTGCCAGTACTCGGCATCGGGGATGCGCACGCTCAGCATCCAAGTACCCGCCGGCAGGCCCGTTAGCCCCAGGGCCTTGGCCTTGTCGCACTCGGGGTCCTCTATCAGCCAGTTTTCCACGACGGTGTTGCCTTCCAGCGGAATGGCGTGGTCCTGGTTGGTCGAGCCGTGCAGGCCTTGCTCGGCAAAGCGGTTGCGCACCAGTTCGATAGTTTCCGCGTCGAAGTAGATGTAGAAGGGTTTCCCATCGGCATCAAGCCGCACAATCTCCTGGCCGGGCAATAGCGCCGGGCCGGTAATTACCTGCTTCATCTGGCCTTCGGTGGCCTCGCTCAAGCGCCAGCGCGTAGCTGGGTCCACGGCCGAGAGCGCCACCCATTCGCGCTGAATGGCGGGATTTTTAACCAGGGAAATAGTTTGCACGCCGTGCGTGGCCGTGGCCTCGTCTAGCTTCATGCGGTAACGCGGCGCGGCGGCCAACTCCTCGGGCGTGAAGCTCGGGGCAGCGGCGAGGGCTAGGAAAAGCAGCGCGGGGATACTGGCTTGCATACCACCAGAAGTAGCGCCCCCGTTTTTGTTGCTACTTTTCAGGTAGAATTTTAGCCGCCCCCGATGAAACTGCTTTTTACCCTGCTTTTTAGCCTTGCCTTCTTGGTGGCCAGTGCGCAGAAAGCTGAGCGCCTCACGTTCGCTGCTCTACCAGTGGACTCTGCTACGCACTTGATTACTTACACGGCCGTAATGCCCATAGCTGACGCTACGAAGGAGCAACTTTACTTGCGAGCAAAAGAGTGGGCTGCCCGGTTTTTCGTTGATAGTAAAACAGCAGGTCGTATTGACGATAAAGAGGCGGGCACAATGGTATGCCGGGGGCTAATTAGACGTCCTGATAATGGCAGCGCCTATGAGTTTACCGTTTCGATTTATACAAAAGACGCTCGCTACAAGTATGTTATCGACCAGATAACGTATCAGGCCCCACCCGTAGGTATGCTGCTTAGCCCCACCTTTGAGCCGGTAGAAAGATGGGCCACTTATAGCAAGATGAACGCTAGGATTATTGAGAATCGAAGCACGTCGCTAGATGCCTACATGAAAGGGATTGTATCTGAAATCACAACTGCGATGAGCGGGAAGGTTTTAGTTGGAGGAAAATCTAATTGGTAAGAAAAAGGCCCGGATACTTTATCCGGGCCTTTTTTAATTTCTCAAAAAGCTTTGTGCCTGGTCCAGCCGCTGCTCAACCTCGCGGCGTCCTTGCTCAGCTTCAAAATCCCACCGCACAGGTATTTCTTTGCTGTTAAAGTCCGCCGTGTGCTGCGCTGTGGCGGCAGAATGCTGCGCCGTAGCTGCCGTAGCCTGGGCCGTAGCGTCGCCGGTATCAAGGATGGCGGCCAGTAGCGTATTGGTGCGCTGCATCTCAGCTTGTAGATTAATAACGCTACTAGCCGAAGCATAGCCTCCACTTACACCAGCACCCTTACTTAAAATACCCCCATCCAACAAATAACTTTTTGGTGGTTCGGCTACACTAACCCGGCCAATACTATTTATTTGCCGCAAGATGGATAGCATTCCAGGCTGAGCCACTACTGATTTGCGAACAATAAACTCCCCTCCTTCCGCCTCGAAGCCAGGTTGCCCACCCACTGTGAATGGCACCCCACCCCGAGCATGAGAAGGGCCAGCAATCAAGTCGCCTGCTTCATACTTGATTGCTGTGGCTAGCGACTTTGCTGAGGCAACGGCTGAAATAACAGCCGCGAGGCCTGCTGCAATCGCTACTATATTCAACGGAAAAGGCACCTCGCTACCCTTTTCAACTGCTTTCACACCAGCATAAACCGCAGAGGCAGCCGTGGCGATATTAGTAGCTAACGCAGCACCTGCTGTTAATTCAGCCGATAGTTTAGTAAGCCTATTCTTCTCTTCTAATTGCCGTTTTTCTTCAGCTGCGGCCTTAGCCTTCACGGCTGCTAGGCGTTCAGTTTCGGCTCGCTCCTTAACCAGCTTGCCCAGCAGGTAGTCGCGGCGAGCGCCCATACTACCCTCCAATTTCGCGGCCGTAGCTTCGGCCTGACTTTGTACCTGGCTAAGTTGCTGGCTCGCATCCTGCAACTGCTGCTGCGCGGCATCTAATGCCTTCTCAGTTTCCTGCGTAGCTGCATCTAAAAGGGTACTTGCGAGTTGGCCTACGCTATCGGCAATAACGCGTACTGATTCCCGAACGGCAGCCTGCACAGCGAGCACATCTTCAGGCTTCACCTTAAAGATTTTTTGTAGTACTACTCCGCCCAAATTGGGCATGCGCTGGCTTAGCTCCAACTGCATTTCCTTAAGCTTCTGAATATCGTCGCGCAACTGAGCCAGGCCCTTTTCGCTCGTATCCCTTTTGTCGAGTTCAATTAGTCGCTGCTGGAATTTGATGCGCACGGCAAGCATGTCCTTCCCAGCCCGCTCAGCTAGCGAGGTTTCGTTCTCAAAATCGGCTAGCATGCGCGCCCGCTTCTTCTCTTCGGTTGTAATACGCTGCTGCTCAATAAGGGCGTCTATCTCCCCTTGCTTAGCAATAATGGCTGCCTGGTTTTTCTGTGCCGCATTGAGCAACGTATTTAACTCCGTAGCTTTTAGGCTCAATTCTAGCTGGGTAGTATCCTCGCCCTGGGTTTTGAGCATGTTGATACGTACCTGTTGGCGAGCGAGCTCGGCCGCGCGCTCCTCATTATCCTCCTTAACTTGCTGGGCGGCCTTCATCGCGGCAATTTTACCGAGTTGGGCCCGCACGGCGGCCAGGCTTACAATGCCCGCCTGGCGCAAGAACTGCAACTGGCGTTCCTCGCGGGCAACCTGAGCCTGGTAGGCATCTTCTCCCTTTGCATTCTGCAAGGCGATGCTCGCATCCAAGCCTGCTAATTCGGCTGCCTGGGCGCGTTGGGTAAGCTCTACCTGCCGGGCGGCCTTGAGGTCGGCAATCCGGCCCTGAGCGGCAATGATGGCCGCCATGTTGAGCTGGGCAGCCGAGCGCAAAAACTCCAATTCTTTCTGCGCCTCCGCTACCTCCTGCGCATAGGCCTCGCGGCCCTTTGCTTTGCGCAGCGAGATGCCCGCGTTGAGCCCGGCCAGGATGGCGGCTTGGCGTTTTTCAAGTTGCTCCTTGTCGTAGGCATCATTCAGGGCCTGCATTTCCGCATTTAGCTGACGTTGGGCGGCCGTGTCGTAGCGGCCGGCCAGGGCGTCCGCCTCTATCTGCTGCATCAGCTTTTCCTGCAATACCCGGCGCTGCTGCTCAATCACGGCCCGCCCGTTGGCCGCCTCAATTCGTTCCAGCCCATCCAAGCGCGCTAGCGTGGCGGCGCGCTCCTCGTCCGCTTGGCGCTTCAAATACTGGTTTTTCAGCACCAAGTAATCCCGAATGGCATCTAGCTGCTCTTTGGAGTGATTTTTCTCGGCGTCGATGCGCCGCCGGGCCGCCTGTACCTCCCAGGCCAGCGTATCCTCGCCCCGCGACTTTACAATCTCGATATAACGGGCCGACTTCTCCAACTCCGCTTTGATTTCTGCCCGCTGGGCCTCGGCAATGACCTCGGCGCGACCCTTGGTGTAGGCCCCAGCCACGTCACGGCCGGCGTTGCGCGCCGTAGAAATCGCGCCCGAAATGTCGAGCGTGAATAGCTGAATCCAGAACTTAAACCAGTCCTTGCCAGCAGCTAGCAGGGCCTCGAAACCACCGACAACGGCCGCCTTGTACTGCGTAAACGTGCTTTCGGAAGCGCGCACCTTGCTCCCCCAGTCCATGAACAGGGCAATAAGGGCCCCCACCGCCAGCAGCAGTAGCCCGATACCCGTGCTGGCCACCGCCCCTTTCACGGCCCGGCCGGCTACGGTGCTGGCTACGCCGGCCCCTTCGGCGGCGGCCCCGAAACCGAGCCAGGCCTTTGCCCCGCTCGTGATGCTAGAAATGAGCGACAGGTTCTCCTTATTGAGCAGCTTATTAATTTGCTCAGCCGAGTAGAGCACCGACACGACGCCCTGAATTGCCTGGCCGTACTTCTGAGCTTTCTCGTCTGACAGGCCCCAGACCTGCATAACCGTCGTGGCCACGCCGGTAAGGCCGAGCAACGCGCCCGAGAGGACACCGAAGGCCCGCGCCTGGGCCCTCGGGTTTGCGGAGGAAGTGGCCACGGCTAGCTGGCGCAGTGCGCTTTGCTTGCTAGCCAGTTGCTGAATAGCCTGCGCGGCCTCGACCGAGCCGGGGGCCAGGTCGAGCAGGCGCGCCTTCAACTCCTCCACTTCTTTGCTGATAGCCCCAAACGTGCCGGGCGCAAATTCCTGCGCCGCGGCGGCAGCCTGGGTCTTGTACTCCTTGACCCCGGCGGCTAATTCCTTTACTTTGGCGGCTTGCTGCCCCACGGCCGCGCCTGCCTGGGCGGCGGCTTCCTTCGCGTTCTGGTAGTCGATGCGGCTTTCCTGAACGGTCACGTTCAGCCGTTTAAGCGTTTTCAGGTTGGCTTCGGCCGCGGCGTTGGCCTGTACCCACTGCTGGCCAGCTGGCGCCTTCGCGCGGGCCGCCTCCAGCTGCTTTTGCTGGGCTGTGAGCTCCTTTAGGGCCGCCACGTTCTCGCGGTACACCTGCTGGGTTTCCCGCTGCTCCTGGTTGGCTACTTCGGCCTTCGCCTTCACATCGGCCAGCAACTTGCTAGTGGCATCCAACGCCTGCTGGGCTTGGCTGGCCTCAATTTTTAAACTGTAAACTCGTTCCGTCGTGGCGCCCATCTCAATTATCTAACGCTAGGGTAAGAGTGGCCAGCGCAGCCTCATCGGCGCTATCCCACTGGTCAATACTTTCAATCGTGTAAGGAGCGCCCCACAGCTCCACGCGGCGACCAGGGCGCAGGCCTGCAAATTGCGCCGGGGTAAGGGGGGCATTGAAGCGGGCCAAGTGGCCAGCCGTACACCGGCGCAACGTGTGCTGATAGTAGCTGAAAACGGCGCCCACCGCCCCATCCCAGGCCAGGGAACCCGCCCACTCACTCTGGCCCACGGGAATCGCGCGTAAGTTGAACGGAATAGGTTTGTCGGCCGAGGGGCCGAGGTAGCGCAACAAACGTGGCGCCTGCGATTCAGGCGCCCACTTTGTTTCACTACAATTTTGAGCAAGCACGTCCTTGGTACTCAAACAGGGCAGGCTCACGGCGCGGGTGCGCGGGTAGTAGGTGCGAAACCCTGCCACCGCAAACAGGCTGTTAATGGCTTGGCTTGCTTCTCCAGGGCCAATAGGCGCGGTTACGATGTCGGCTCCTTCGGCAATGATTGGGTCCTCAGCAAGCGCAGCAGGGGCAAACACAATGCTGCCTACACCGGCCCCAGCAGCGGGCAGGTATTCTACTTGCGCAGGGTCGCACAGGTCCGAGAGGTCGAGCGGGGGGCCACCGGCCAGGCTTAACTCAGCCCGGCTATAAAGTGTGGCGATGCGTCGTGGACCATCAGGCACCAAAAAGGCGTCTGTTCTCAAAAGGAAATCACTTAGCACCTGCTGACAACTGAGCGGCGGCAGAAATTCGGCCGGCTGCAGCTGCATCTTGCTCACCCCGTCGTTATCGACGTAGCGGGTACAAGCCAGCGACACACCCGCGAACTGGTACACGCCCTGCGAGCGGAAGGCCAGCAGCTTATTCTGGCCGTCGAACACGGCGCGCCGGGCAAAGACGGCCAGCGTTACCGAGTCGCCGGCCTCCAGATACACGCCGCTTGCTTGGCCACCGTAAGGGCCCAGCGTGAGCGTCCCGAGCCCGCTGCCCGGCGTATCAAGCCGGTGGGGCGTCAGTACCCTATCCTGGCCAGGGGCGTAGTTGAGTGGGCCCTGGTTGGGGTCGCCGCGCAGCAACCCGCCTTCGCCACCTTCGAAGCCCTGCCCGCCGCGGCGTAGCACCAGACCCAGGCCCACAGGGCGCAGCAATTCCTGCACGAAGTAGTCGTGGTTGTCGATGTTGGGGCCGGCAAAGTAGTTGTGGCCACCAGTGAGCCGCGCCGACCAAGTAAAGTCGTAGACCCCGGCGCGCGGGGCCGTGTAGGTGCTGCTGGCCAGGTCCAGCGCCCGCGTGGGCAGTAGCACAGGCGTGCGCAGCAGTGGGGGCAGAAAGAAAATATCACCCGACAACTCAGGCCCATCACCAGGCAGGGCATAAAAGCCAGCAGCCGTATTGGTGTAGCCATTACCAGGGCCCGATTGGTAGTAGCTGAATACCTGCGCGCCCACATCGGTGGCCTTGGCTTGCAGCAGGCGGCCCCAATTCCAGGCCGCACCCACGTCAGCCCCGGCGCTGGCAATCACTATCGAGCGCCAGAAGTCCGAATCAAGCTCGCGGCCCCGTAGCTGCCAGCCAATGGAGGCAAAAATCTGGCGCAGCACGTTCACGTAGTACACAGAGGGCGGGTAGTCATCGACTGCCACTGGGTAGGTAAGGCTAGCCGAGGGCGGGGCGGGCACTTCTTGGGTGGTACCATCGGGTAGGGTGCGCGTTTGGGGTGGGGCAAAGAAGTTGCCGTACGCTACCAGTGGAAATTGCAGGTCGGTACTATCGCAGTCGAGCGCCAGGGTCGCCTCCAACTGGCTGCCATCGTAGTCTACTAGCGGAAACTGCAAGTCGGTGAGCTTGCTATCGCCCAGCAGCAGGGCCCACGAGCGAGTATCGCCAATGAAGGTGCCCGTATAGCCATTTTTGAGGCTCGTGAGCCGGAAAGTGCCCGCGAAAATTTCACCTCCACTCCGGACCTCAGCGGCAAAATCGGTGTAGAAGCCAAATTTATTTCGACCCTGCGGGTGAAGCTTATCTACACCGAATATATTTTGGTTTATGCGCGAGGGCGGTAGCGTTATAGAAAGTGCGCCCACACCCCAACGGGCCGACAAGTCAGCGAGTAGGGTGCGGGCCTGCTGAAGTTTTACTAGCCCTTTGAGGCTAGCGGGCAAATCGGCCGGCTGGCCGTTGATTTTGAGGTCGAGCGGGCGCATGTTAGCTACTGAGGCCGCGCACGGGCGGCGGGTTGAGGGTTACGGCCAGCGAGTACTCGCCCTTTTGGGTGTCGGCCTCGGTTGCCACGTCGGCCAGCAGCACCCGCACCGGGCCGGTGTCGGTTTCGAGCCACACGGCGGGCGTGGTCGAGAGCTGGGTGCGCAGCCAGTGCCAAGTAGCGAAGTCGAGCAGGCCGCTGTACAATTTTGTGCCGGCCTGAAACTCGGCCGAGAGGGTGGCCGGGCCGCCCGAGCCGGTGAAGGTGGCGGCCGTGCGCTTGTCGCCTTCCTCGTTATTGCCGAGGAAGTACACCGTATCGCCCCCGCCCTCGCGGTTCACGAACGTTACCCCCACGCCCTGGGCCTGCACCTCGAAGCGGGCCAGCACCACCTCAGCCACGCCCGCGGGCGCAGCGCGCAATTCGCCGCTGAGCGCTCCGGCCACCGTCAGGGCCCAGGTGGCGGCCAGCGTGCGTACCTGCTGGGCCGCCCCGGCGCGTAGCTGGTCGCGGGTGGTGGTGCGGCTCGTGGCCAGGCGGTACTGCGCGATGCTGTCGAGCGTCGGGGCGCTGGTGAGCGCGGCGGCCACGGCCCGGCGGCCGGGCACCAGGCGCCAGGGCTGGGGCCGCGAGGAGAGCAGGCGCACGTTGCCCACGGCGGCGGGCACTTCCATTGCCTCCAGGCCCCACACCACGGGCGTTTCGTAGGTCGAGCGCACGCGCCGCAGGCCCGTGGCCGTGTCGGCAAACTCTTCGCCAAAGCGCAGGAAGTAGCTCACGAGCCTGTCGGGGCAAGTGCCATCCCCGAGCGGGTAGGCGTGGCCGGTGAAGCCGCGCAGGGCGGGCGCTACGTCTACCTGGTAGGCGTTATCCTCCCGGTAGGGCAGCACCAGGCGCTGGGCCAGCGTGGCGGTTTTCTTATCCACGGCCCCGCCGTAGAGGCTGCCGCAGCCGGCCCACACCTCCACGTAACACCCCCACTGCGGGCGGCGCTGCGAGTACAATTCGGGTACGCCCGCCGTGGCCGTGAGCGTCACCACGCCCGGCTGGGTAGTGCTCACGGTGGGCGCGCCGGGCAGTCCGAACGTGCGGGCCTGCACCAGCACCTGGTCGGGCATGGGCTGGCTGAGCGCGTAGGCGGCCGTGAGCGTGGGCAGGCCTTGCAGGGCCACGAGCAGCGAGGCCGCGTCGGTGTAGCGGTTGGGGGCAATGAGTGGGCCGGAGACGAAGCGGTTGCCATCGACCAGCACGGCCACGCCCGCCCGGCCCACGAGCTGCGAGAGGTCGATGAGCACGGCCGCGTAGGTCGGCACGTTGCCGTTGATGGGCGTAGCCGAGACGCTGGCCCACAAGGGCACGCCCAGCGGGGCCAGCTCGGGCAGGTCGGCCGCTACCAGGTGCGGGGTGTAGCTGCAACTGCCGTTGTCGGCCGTGGCCGCGGGGTCGTAGTTGTCGGCGTCGGGGTCGGTACACCCATACACCAGCGAGGGCGGGGCGTTTACGATGAAGTCGAAGCCAAAACCCGGCAGCTTGTCCGGGCTCGCATCGTAGACAAAACAGCCGTAGCCGCCGGGCGGCACGCCGATGCGGGTGTAGTCGTACTCGGGCAGGCCAACCACGGCGTCCATCGCCTCCACGCCACTCGTGACGCCGGGAATGTCGATAGTGAGCGGGCCGGTGCTGTCGCCTAGCGCGGCGCGCACCACCAGCTTACTCGGCTGGGTGGCCGTGGGCTGGGTGAGAACGAAGGAAATTAAGCTAGGGCCAGCCATGGGTACTTACTTGCCGGTGGTGAGGTAGGAAAATTGGGCGTCTAGCGTGCGGCACATGTTGTCGAGTGCGTTTTCATCGAGCAGCTTGTCTAGTACCTCGGCCCCGAGAGCGTAGGCGGGGTTTATAAAATGCCTGCCTTGTATTCCGAATTTATATATACTATTTTGAATAGCGTAGGCAATCGCGTTTATCGAAGCTGCGCCAGTAAAGCGCCCGTTTTTGCCCCGGTTGAGCTGGCGATTTTTAACAAATTGGATAAGGGCAGCAATGGGCACCTTCTTGCCGCCGGGCTTGCGGCCGGTGTCGAGCCACTGGAGGTAGTCCTGGGCAATCAGGGTAAGCCCGTAGGTGCCGAAGCGCCCCCCGGCGCCGCGCTGCTGCGTGACCTGCGCGGCGGCAGCGCTCAGCAGTTGCTTGCGCAGGGCGCTGTTTTTGCGCAGGCCGCCGTGGGGGCCGTTGTCGAGGATGCGCACCATTTCCCCCAGGATGGCATGAGCTACCTCGAGCAGAATTTCGCGGAAAGAAAGGGCGGCGGGCATGGTTACTAGCTGCGGAAAATGCTGAACTCGGCCACGGCGCCCGTGAAGGCCTGGCCCGAGAGGTGCAGGCGCTCGCTGGCCACGCTGGCCGTAAACTCGATGGTGTAGGTGCCAGGCGCTGCCCCGGCCGGCACCACGAGGGTGGTACCCGACCCGTTCGCGAAGGAGAGCGAGCCGCTGGTGGGCGTGCCGTCGGGCCGGTCTGCGATGCGCACCACGACGCGATACTTGCCCCCCACGGTCATGGCCGTGCTGTTGCGCTGGTAGAGAAACTGCCCGTTACTGGCCAGGGCCAGTAGGTTGACGCTATCCCAGCTCCAGCCCCCGCTGGTTTGCCAGCCCGTGGCCTCGTCGCCCGTGAAGGGCTGCGTGAAGAGGCTATTGGTCAGGAGGCTCTGCGGGGCCCCGGGGTCGGTCGGGAAGTTGCCCAGGCGGCTGGTGGCCAGTACTAAATTGTACTGGCTGTAGAGCTTGAGGGCAATCATCGCATCATCCGGCGCGCTGGTGGCCACGGTATAGATGCTGAGCTTGACGCCGCTGGCGTAGTCGGCCGGGGTGAGGGCCGCTAAATCCTGGGCCACGTTCAGCAGCGAGAGGTTGCTCGTGCCGTAGCGGCGCGGGCCAGTGCGCGTGTTGGTATCAACCTGGTAGCGCACGGCGGTAGCGTTCTTGTCGAGCACCTCGTCCATAATCTGCAAGGGGCCCGGCACGGTCAGCTCCCGGATACGCAGGCCGTTGGTGCTCGTGATTTCGAGGTAGGTCGGCACCTGGTCCGCGCTGATGACGTGGGCGCTGGAAATGCTAATGCCCTGGCCAGCCGAGTAGGCGCCGCCGCCGCTGGCGCCGGCTACGCGGGCGATGTAGGGCTCCAGCAGCTCATAGGTGCCGGCCCGCACGTCGCACAGCACGAGCACCGGGTTGCCAGAGCCGTCCGTGATGGTGCCCAGCGGATAAATGGTGCCCCGGGTATTGGCGTGCATCGCTACGCCCAAGTTGGGGTTGCCGTTCCAATCCGAGACGACGTAGCCGCCTGGCGTCAGCCCCGGGGTGGGGTTGAGCAGCTTAAGAAGGTCGGTGCGCGTAATCGGGCGGTTCAGCTGCGGGCCGATGGGCGTAGCCGTAGCCGCGAGCACATCGACCTGCACGAACGAGCGCACGCCGCCCACGAGCAACTCCCCTACCAGGCCAAACGCTCCGGCCGACTGGCCCAGCACGTAGACCGTGGCCGGCTGGCCGTTGCCGTTCCAATCCGAGGCCGAGATGCCGTAGAGCAAGCCAGGCACCACGGCCGGCGGGTTGCTGCTGAGCACGCTCACGGCCTGGGTGCGCGTTAGGCCCTGGTAGAGCTTGGCGGCGGCCGTGGGGTTGTCGAGCAGGCGCGCATGCTGGTTGAGGGCGTCGCGCAGGGCGTTTACTTCCAGGGCAAAGAGCAGGTCCCCGGTTTGCTTGTCGGAGAAATTTACAGTAGCAGCGCTCATACTAGGCGGGGTCGAACAGGGCCAGGGCCGCCCCGCGGTCAATAGGATTTTGTAGCTTCAGCGTAAGCTCCACGCGCCAGCCCGTGGCCAGATTTCCCCCGGCCGAGTTGGGCAGGGCCACCTTGTTGACGCCCACCAGGCAGCCGCTATGTTCGTGGCGCAGCATTTCACACAGCGCATCGGCCCACCCCTTGGTTTGCACCAGCAACTCGGCTAGCTCAGTTGGCCCCGGCGCCCGCTCGGGTAGGGTAAGCACCTGTATGGCGTAGGTAAATGATTCCACGCCCGAAGGGGTGGCATCGCGGTAGATGTCCTGGCCCTGCACTTCACCCTCAACTACCAGCAAGGGGTAGCCATCGGTGGCCGTTACCAGGCCCTCGTAGCTGAGCTCGGCGCGCCCGATGGGTTGGAAGCGTTGGCCCAGGTGCTGCAGGTAGTCGAAGGTGGTAGCGTAGGTTAGCATACACACAGAAGCCCGCCCCTAGCTTTTGTTGCTAGGGGGCGGGCTTCTCGTAAGGCTAGGGTTACTTATTTCTTTTCCCTTTCCGCCTTGACCTGCGTGGCGCGGCGATGGAAACAGAGCGTGGTGAGGACGTCTTCAACTGATTGCTGACGCGCTGAATCAAGCGTGACAGTAGCCAGTGCGGCATATTCGAGAAGCGCCCCGGTGAAGCCGAAGGCGGCGAGGTTAGCTTCTCCAGGGCGCTCACTACCTGCTCGGCTTGCTGCCGAACTACTCCATACTTCCGGATAGGCTCGGTGAAGGGTAGCGAGCGCATCATAAAACCCATGAGCGCAGGCCAGGCGATGGACATTGGCAGCGAGGCCAAGGCCGCCGCGTTGCTGGCCACCGAGGCGGCGGTTTGCTTAGTGCTGCCAGCTGGCGCATAGAGTACGGCCAGGAGCAGGTGAGCCACCTCCAGCGGGTTTTCTCGCTGTTGTGTGAACGTCAGTAGCGCCTCCAACTGTCCGGCCGCGTTGTCGTGTAAATCGCCTAGGTGGTGGTAAGTAATGCCCCGGTGGGTAAAGCTGCCTGGCACCTGCTCAGCCTCTGGCAGCGGCCCAACAAATAGCCAGGGCTCAGCCTGGGCCAAGTCGTACACAATGGTTAGGTCGGCAATCAGCGGCTCGGCTGGCACCCCTAATAGAGCAGCGAGGGCGTGCTGGGCAGCTGCGTTACAAAATGCCTGAATGGGGGGCGCGTCCTCAAAAGGCTGGGCAGCCATAGCTAGCTGGCAGTAGGGAGCTAGGGGCACCTCTGCCCAGCTCTCCGGAAGCTGGCCGGTCAACGTTTCGCCATCGTCGGCGGTGAGTTCAATCTTTCTCATGGGGCGGGGCTGGTAGGCGGTACACCGTAAAGCCAATGGGTAAGACTGTACTTGCTGATATGCCATTCAGTAACAGGGTCAGCAAATACCACGAGTTTCTTGTTGCGGGTGAGAAACACCCCCCTGCGGCCCTCAGTGACCGCCAGCCATTCGGCAGGTTCTTTTCCTCTCATTGGGCGGGCTGACTGTCGGGAGTGTGTAGAAACTCAGCGTAGGGTTGCAGGTAGGCGGCCACGGCCTGCACGCCGCCCAGGCTGTGGGCCTCGCACATCGCCGTGAAGTGCTGCCGCTGCGCCGCGGCGCTGCTCACGAAGTACAGACGCTCGGGGTCGAGCGGCTGGCCATCGGGCCCGCGCAGCTCGGGTTGCTTGCGCACCAGCACGGCGCCGGGCACCGGGCGGCCCCCGGCGGATTCGGGCAGGGGCAGCCGGCGGGCGAACTGCTGCAAGCCATCGACTACCTCGGGCGTTACCTCAAAGAGCATAGTGGGCATGTCAGGCTTGAGGCCACTCACCCAAACCGGGGGCTGGCCCCCGAGTACGCCCAGCCACACGGGTAGCCCGGCGGCGATGGCTTCGCGCTCGGCCTGGGTGGGCACCCAGCAGGAAATGGTTTGTACCCCATCGAAGTAAACGGGCAGCGTGCCCACGGTATCCTCCATACCCTCGGGCGCGGTGCGCTTGGTGTTGGCCTCGGTAAAGTCGGTGAACTGCATCGGGTAAATTGTAAATTGTGAATTATAAATTATTAGCAGGTAACGCCGCTGCCCTTGGGCACTAGCTCGAAGTAGTAGCGCATGGCGAGCATGTCGCTGCTATCGGGCGAGCGGCCCAGGGCCTGTTTTACCACGTCCTTGGGCACCATGCGCAGCTTGCCATCCTTATCGGCATCCTTGCGCTTTACCTGCTCCAGCTCCTCAATGATGAGTTGCTTTTCGGCGTCGGAGGCATCTAGCAGCCACACCTCGCCCAGGTTGATTTTGCCGGCCAGGCCGTAGTAGCACTGGGTTTTGAGGTTCTCGAAGTTCTCGGCCCGCTTCTTCTCCTCGAAGGTTTTGGCGTTGGGGTTGGGCAGCGGGCGGCTCCCGTTCAGAAAGCCCTTGGCCCCGCGTAGCTGGTCAAGTACGCCGCCGCCCACGCCATCCTCGTCAACTACTACCTGGCTCATGGGCACGCGGTATTCGGTGGCCAGGGCGCGAATGTCGGCCGCGGTTACGCTGGTGCTCTGCTTTTGCTTGGTCGCGCGCTTGATGCAGCGCCAGCCATCCCACACGCCGATGCGGATAGTATCGCCGCCGAAGCGCGACACGTCGGCCGTAATGTAGCGCTTGCCCGTGGCCGCGACGTGCTCGTTGGTGAAGAGGTCCCCGATAGCGTCGTAGTGCATCAGGGCGTCGGGGTCATCGTCGTACTCCCAATTTCCGAGCAGCAGGCGTTGCTTGCTGGCCTTGTCGAGCGTGAGCAGGCTTTCGCGGTAGTGGGCCGAAACGTGGGGGTTGTCGCTGAGCAGGGCGGGCACGAAGGCTTTGTGGGCTTCCAGGGTCTCTTCCTTGCTGGGCTTGTAGAAGTAGCGGTAGACCCACGTCTTGCTTGGGTTGCAGCTGCCCAGCAGTTTCGGGCGCAGGCCGGCCGTGGTGGCGCCGCACTGGCGGCAGTACCACAGCACGGGCTTGCCGGTATCGTCGTGGGTCAGCACCTCGTTGCCGGAGTGCGGGGCCTTGCCGCCCTGGGCGGGCTGGGGGTGGTTGAGCCGGCCGCAGCGGTGGCACCAGGCATCGAGCTTGTAGCGAATACGCGACTTGACCACCTGCCAGGCCTTTTGCACGATGCGCGGAATCTCGTCAATGAAGCCGCCCGTTACTTCGAGCGAGCCCAGGCTATCGAAGTCCTTGTCGCTAGGCTCGTACTTCAGTTCGCGCAGCAGAATGACCGAGCCATTGGTAAACTCAATGCGCTTCTTCTGCTCGTAGTAGCGGTAGGCGCTGGCCGGCACGCCTTGCAGGCGCATAATATCCCAGAGCGTGACCAGCGTCGTTTCCTTCAGGTTTTGCAGCTCCTCACGCCCGAGCAGCCAGCGCGAGCCGGGGTACTTGTAGGCCGACTTGAGCAGGTGGTAGCAGCCCAGGCCACTCTTGCCGCCGCCCGCGCCGCCGCCGAACAGCACCTCGGAAACGGGGCTCTCGTGGTCTTCGAGCAGGTCGAGGGCCTGGGTTTGTTTAAGGGTGAGTACCATCGGCCGGGGCGGGCTGGGCGTAGGTGCGCGTTTCGTTCCAGGTCATTGCCATCTCGCCTGAGTGCTCCACCTCGTGCTTATCCTTGAAGTTGTCGCTGTCGAGGTTTTTCAGGGCAAACACTACGGCCGTGGCGTGGGGCAGAATCTTGCGCTTGGTGACTTTGCGGCTGCGCTGGTGGGGCTTGCCTTCCTTGTCCAGACCGAAATCGGTAGTGACCTCCTCCACTTCCTGCGTGGTGAGCAGTAGGGCGAGGCCCGCGCGGGCGAGTTGACCCAGGGCGGCCAGCCGGGCGGTCTCAGCCTTTTTTAAGGACTCCGAAAACTCCGATTTCTCTACCTTCCATTTGAAGAACGTACTCTCGGAAATACCTACGGTCGCACACACCTGGGCAATGGTGTGGTCGCCAGTGGCCAGGGCGTCGGCGATAGCTTGGGCGGTTTCCTTACTGTACTTCATCGGGCGGGCTAGCTTGGAGCGCCGGGGTCGGTATCGAACCGCCAGCCTCCCCACTGGTAGTGGGGCGCTCATCCGTTTGAGCTTCCGGCGCTGGTTTAGTGGTGTAGGTGTATTTGCGCTCGCCCACCGTGAGGGGCTGGCCTTTGTACATTCCGGCCCCGCGCTCATCGATGACGGAGAAGGGCAGCACCGGGACAGTGAGCCGGGCCGTTTTATCGAGCAGGTAGATGTAGCGCAACTGAAAGCCGGGAATGAAGGCGGCGCCAGCCTTCAGCCACGCGGCTACGCTGGCCCCACCAGTTTGGGGAATCTTGTACTTGCGGGCGAGCTGCGCCACCTCGGTGGTGGTGCTACCCACGTCGTTGCTGGTAATGCTGAGCTGGGCGATGGTCTCGCCGCCGGGCAGGCGCAGCAGCGAGCGGTTCGGGTTTATCTGCGTAAGCAGGAAGCCCGAGGCCCGGTAGATGGTGCCATCCCCACACTGCGCCCCATCGGCAAAGCTGAGCACCCACCGAACGTGGGGGCAGTGCTTACGCAGCAGGCGCATGCACACCGACAGCACGCGGCTCTCGGAGTTGCGGGGCAGGTAGTTGTCGAACGCCATCCGGTTTAGCTCTACCATGCCGCTCCACTCGGTGCCCTCTACCAGGTGGAGCACCTTGCTCTTATCCATCGGGGGCCCGAAGCTGAGCACGCCGTGCAGCCGGCCGCCGTGGAAGGCGCCGAAGTGTAGCTGGCTATTTTGGGTCACCTTGCCCGAATAGTGGTGCCGCTTCACGAAGGCCACGGCTGATTTCGAGTCGATGCGGTCCACCCGAATATCCTTGACGTTAATCTCAGAAGGGTTCGTCGGTGTCATCGGCGGCGTCGGTATTGTGCTGGGAGTTGAACTGCTCGCAGAGGTGAGCCAGGGCGTTACCGTTCTTGTTTTCGTTGCCGGTTGCCTCAAATACGGTGATGTCGTTCTCGGTTTTGATAATGCCCAGGGCGGTCTCCACCGTGTAAGCTTGGTCAGCCGTGAGGGTGAACGTCATTTGCTTAAATGCTGGAGCTTCGCCCGAGGGCAGGGCTACCTCGTCCAAAATCTCGGGCTCGTGGTCCCAATCCTTGGGCACCTGAAGGCCCCAACCGTTAAGCGTGGCGGCATCGCCCCACTCCCCATTGCCCAGCGCCTCCCAATCCCACTCGCCAAAGCTGGCGTTGTCTTTTATGATGAACTCGCGCTTTTGCGCAGGCGTCAAGTTCAGCGCGAACGTAACAGGGACAGTAGTATCGTAATAGAGGGGCGTTAGGGCAGCCCGATAGGCTTCCTTTTGCTCAGGCGTGGCGTCAGCTACAACCTTGCCCATCTTGTCGAGCACCAGGCCACGGTGAAAGACCGCGTGTTCAATCCGGCCCTGCTTCTCATTTTCTGGCAGACCCTTCATGTGCTGCAAAGCGCGGGTACGCATATTGCCTCCCAACACTACGCCCGTCTCGTCAATTACGAGCGGGCGCAGGCTAAGCATTTCGGGAAAATCTTGCAGCGACTTCACCAACTGCTCAAACCGCTGCTCTTTTAGGATGCGCGGATTATTGTCGTTGAGGTGAATCTGGTCGAGCGGCAGCGTGGCCGGGGCGCTAGGAACAAGAAGGGTGGCGGCTCTCATACCACGAACCTAAGCCGCGAGGCGGCCGGGCGTGTGGTATGTGGTTTTGGGCTGCTCTTTGGGGGCGCGCCACTGCGGGGCGCCGTTGAAGGCGCGCTTGCGGATACCCTCACGCCGGGCCAGGTCGAGCACCTTGCGTGGGTTATCGACGCCGAGGTGGTCGGCTAGGCGCTTCAGGCTCTGGTTAGGGTAGTGCTTCCGCAAATAGTCTATTTCGGCTGGGGTGTAAATACGGTACTTCACGCAGGTAATGAGGAGAGTGAGAAGAGGTAACTTTTTAATTCGCGCTCTACCTGGTCGAGGCTACGGGCCTCACAGGCAAAGCCTCGAGCGGCGCGCACCCCGGCCAGAAAGGCGGCCTGTTCGGGGCTCAGCTTATCGGAGCCAATCTTGATTTCCACCACGGCTATGCGGGCGGTACGCTTATGGTAGCCCAACACATCGCTAATACCCCTAGTGCTGCTACCCGCGCGGAATACCTGGCGGGTGGGGTCGAATACGGCGGCGTTGTTTTGGCGCCAGGCGTGGAAACCGTGCAGGGTGAGCAGCTGGATAACGGCCTTGGTGAGGGCGTTGGCGGCGCTGGGTGGCTTCTTGGCCTTGGCCGGGGCGGTGGGCGCGCCCCGGCCGTGCTGGGCCTGGTAGTCTTTGGCGGTCACGAGGCGGTAACAGGCTCTTTGAGTACATCATCGGCCATCATCCAACCCTCCTGCCAGATGGCGCGCAGGGTAATAGCTTTGTAAGGCGAGCCAAGTAGACTGCTCGTGGTGCCATCACCCACTAGCCGAGCGATGAAGCCGCGCTCCCACACCGGGTAGCGATTCTCCGACATGAGCAGTTCAGCGCACTCGGCAGCCAGCACTAGGTTCTCTGCGTGGGCCGCGTGCTTCTCAGTCGATTCTTTGAGCACAGTTGGAAAGTGTGGCATTGCTTGGGGTGGCCATAGCCGTTGGGGGTGAGGGAGTGGATTCGAGGTGCAGCTGGTCGAGGTAGTCGGCTATCTCGCCAGCCGACACGGCGGGGTCATCGTAGGGGCTCACAGGTTCTGCCATCGCAGTAGCTCGTGGGGCTTCATAAAGGGCCGGGCTTCCACTACCATTGCCCGGGCCTTGCGAAGCGCCTGGCGGCCGTTTGGCGTGCGAAATCGGACGTGATTCAAGTCCACGAACCAGTTGCCATTGATGGGCGCGGTCGGGATGGCACGGCAGAGCATGCGGTCGATGGCTTTGCGGGTTCTGCTTTTCATGCTAAATCATGGGGGTGGGTGTGAACAATAGTCGGCGCGTGGACCAGTAGCCGGGAGTGGTCGGTGGGCTGGGCCTTATCCTGGGCCGGGCCCATCGGCGGCCAGTGGTGCTGCCAGCAGTGGCCGTACTCGCTGAGGGGCTCGTGGCACTCGGGGCAATGGGTGTCGGGGTTGGGGGTGGCGGGGCTAGGGATTGGCAAAAAGTGGGGCTGGTAGTGGGGTTTGGGCCGTGAGCGGGTAGAGGCAGCCGTTGTCGAGGCGCAGCGAGTCGATAATGCCGCCGCGAATCATGCGGGAGATGGCAGACACGGCCGAGGGCACGCTGGCGTAGTGGTGGTCGGTGCCGCGGATGGCATCCTTGAGCTTGGCGCCGGGGTTACGCTTGACATATTCACCGAGGCGGTGCACGGTCTGTTGAAACCGGGTGAAGTGGCCGCCGCCGCTACTGCCGGCCGCGCACCACGTCTTTTGCTCCTCGTGCAGGTGCACCGTGCCGGGCCGGCGGTTGAGGCGGGGCAGTACGTCTTGCAGTACCACGGCTTCGCGCCGGGAGCTGTTGGGCGGGGCGTCGGCCAGGGGCAGCACGAGACGGATAACACCGAAGCCCATCTGCTGGGCGTAGTCGTGGGCTAGTTGCCAGGGCCGGGGCGTGTGGTAGAGATTGCGGGCTGGAGCCGGCACGGCAATGCTGCTGTGATGGAAATAGGCCGCGTTGCGGCGGGCCTGGTCGAGCACGGCCAGGTTCAGGCTCGTCTTTACCTCAACGGCCCAGCGCACCGGGCCTTTGGTGGCTACGATGTCGCAGCGGCCGCAGGGCGTCACTACTTCCTGGTACACGGCCCAGCCGCCGGCCGTAAGCCACTCTACCACGGCCTGGGCGTATTTCTGTTCTTCGTTCATGGCTGGCATCAGAAAGGGGGCTCTTCGCGGGTGGGGCAAATGCATTGGTCGCGGCGCTGGGTACACCGGGGGCAGGCGGGCGGAAATACCCGCGGGCCGGGGCTGGCGCCGGGGCACTCCGTATTGCCGCACTGCTGGCGCTGCTCGCCACACTTGCGGCAAGTGCTCACCACGCGGTAGGCTAGCTCCAGCTTGCCGGGCAACGGGTCGTAGTGGTCGATGACCGCTTGCACTGCCTTCAGGGCCTCAGCGTAGGAAAGAAAGTTGGTCGGCTCGGGGCCGATGATGGCGCGCAGGTAGTCGTGGGCATTTTTCATTAGGCGGCTTGCTGGGTGGGCTCTTCGTCGGTGGGCTCGTTTACCGGGGCATTGATTTTGGCCAGCCAGGCGGCCGAGGGCGTGGTGGCAAAGCCCGCGGCCTCCCAATTGCGTTGCAGCAGGGCCACGCCCACGGCATGGGTCTTTTGCTTGGCGGCGGCTTCGCGCTCGGCCACGGTGCGGCCACTGGCGCCCGCCTTGAACTGGCGCAGCATGTGGGTGGCCCAGGCGACGCGGTTGCGCTCCTCAGCCACGGCCACGGCGGCGGCGAGCTTATCGGCCTGCTCGGGCGTGGGGTTGGGCAGGGCCGCGTAGTAGTCGATACCGGTTTGCAGGTCGGCATTGCTGAGTAGTTCCAGCTGCGGCACTAGGGCGCGGGCGGCGGCGGAAAGTGGGGGCTCGGGCGGGCCGTTGCGCTCGGCCAGCTGGTAGCTCTTGGCCTGCTCCTCGCTCTCGGCAACCAGCAGGGCCTCACGCTCGGCGCCGTACTTCTCGCACCATTCCTGCACTACTGGCCCGTCGATGCGGTTGTAAACAGTGCCCCACTTGCCGCGCAGGGCCTGCCCGAACACGTAGGCAAACTCATCGAAGCGCCAGTACCAGAACTTGCCCAGCAGGTCATTGGCCAGCAGAGAGAGCTGGGCGGCGTTGAGGTTATTGCTCACGTTGAATTGGGCCACGGTGAAGAGTAGCAGGTTCGTGAGCGCCTCGGCCGTGTCGTCGGCTAGGTCGGGGTCGGTTTTGCGCAGGCCCGACACCTGGGGCGAGCGACGCGCGGCCGTGAAGGTGAGGTGGCTAAACTGGCGCATTATCCCCACCGCCAGCTGGCTCTCGCAGGGCGCGAGATAGGGCGCGAGTGAGTTGGCGCGCTGTTGCAGCGTCAGGCTTAGCCCCGTTTGCGGGGCGCTGGTAGGAAGTGTTTGCAGTTGGGTTGACATGGGTAGCAGTTGATGGGGTGGGGAGGGGCTCGCTGAGTTCTTTCCAGCGGCGGTTGTTGAGCCAAGTGGCGGGGTAAGGCCGGTAGTCCTTACCCTCGGGGCTTATCCAGTCGGTGCGGCGGGCAATCCACTGCGCGGCACGAGCCGGGGCGGCTGCCTGGTCCTCGGCACTGAGGCGGGCAAAGGCTGCCATGGCCTTCTCGCGGTCATCGTGGCGGGGGTAGGCTTGCCAGAAGGCCGCGAAGTGCTCCGGCTCGGACTTGTCCTTTTTGGACCGGCTGCGCGCTGGCTTTCGGCTCGCGGCCTTGTCCGTTTGTCCGCAATCCTGTCCGTTTTGTCCTTTTTGTCCGTCGCCTACCGATGTAGCTACATCGGTCGCGCCCCCCTCGGTGTGCGAAGCCGAGGCGTTGGGCTTTTCAGAAAAAGAGCCTTCCTCCATTTTCGCAGTCGGCGCCGCGGCGCTAGCCGCAGGCAAAGTGTCTTTGTCTTTATCGTTGTTAAGGTCTTCTGTCTTTTCCTTATAGAGGCCGGAATTATTCCGGCTCATGTTGGGGGGAATAGTGCCCGATTCACCGGAATTATTCCGGCCCATGTTGGGGGGAATCGGCGCTGATTGGTCGGAATTATTCCGGGCAATCTTGCCCAGGCCCCAGAGCGCGGCGCGGCTCTTGGTGCCTTCGCGGTAGCTCAGCAGCCCGCGCTTGACCAGCACCGTGCGGGCGGCGGCGAGCGTCTTGTCGGTCAGGCCCAGGTCGGCCTCTACCTGCTTGCCCCAGCGCGGGTATTCGTCGGGCCAGTACTCGCCCGCAAGGCCCGCGTTGAGGCGGTTCAGCCAGTAGAAGTAGAGGCGCGTTTCCGTGCCGCTGAAGCGTTCGCTTGCGTCAAGTTGCCAGAATAGATTTTGCAGGTCGTAGAAGCTCATTTTAGCAACAGGGGCAGGGGTAGCGGCTAGCCCGCCGCGCTCGGCACGCAGGGGGCCAGGGTAGGCAGGTAGGGCGCTCATGCGGCTAGGGAGAATTGGAGGCGCGTCTGCACCTTGCTGAGCCGCTTGTGGGTCAGCTGGATATAATCCGGATTGAGTTCGAGGCCGACGTAGAGCCGGCCCTCTTCTAGCGCTACTTGGCCGGTAGTGCCCGAGCCGTTGAAGAGGTCGAGCACGAGCTCACCAGGCATCGAGCTAGCCAGTACACAGGGTCGAATCAGTTCAGGCGGAAAGGTGGCGAAGTGGGCGCCAGCATAGGGCTGGGTAGCCACCGTCCAGACGCTGCGCTTGTTGCGGAAGCCATCCGGCTCAGCTTGTAAGCTTTGCCCGCCGGGAATACTGCTGCGGTGGCGGCTTTCGGTATCGGTGCGTAGCTCTTTGCGGTCGGCCTCGTTTACTCGAGGCCTGGTATTACCGTGCTGGGTGCGTTTGCCGCCTTCGGCATTATTGCAATAAGCCCCGCCGCGAAAACCGTTGGCATTAACCCCCAGCGCAGGCTCCTGAATAGCTTTTGCGTCGAAGTAGTATCGTGGGCTTTTGCTCAGAAGGAAAATGTACTCGTGGGCCTTAGTGCAGCGGTCGCCCACGCTTTCGGGCATGGGGTTGGGCTTGTGCCAGATGATGTCCTGGCGCAGCACCCAGCCATCGGCTTGCAGCGCTAGCGCCACGCGCCACGGGATGCCAAGGAGGTTTTTGGCTTGGAGGCCTCCAACTGCCATATCTGAACGCGGTATCTCGGCATTATCACGGCGGCGGCTAGCCACCTTGGCTTTTACTGACTCATCGCGGCCTTTGCCAGTGATACTGTTGGAATTACCACCGCACCGGCTACCAGAGTACGTATCCCCCAGATTCACCCACACCGTGCCATCATCGGCCAGCACGCGCCGCAGCTCCGCCCCGTACACGTTGCGCATTGAGCACACGAAGCACCCGCCGCAGGGCGGCTCCTGGCGCGCCCAGGCCAAGCAGTCGGGCAGCGGCTCCAGGCCAATCTGGCCGGCCACGCCGTAATCGCGCAGATTCCAGTAAGGGGGCGAGCTAATGCAGGTCTGCACGCTGCCGGTGGCAAACTGAGCTAGGCCCGTGCGGCAATCGCCTTCGAGAATTTGGTAGGTACTCATGCGGCAAGGCGAGTGAAAGAGTCGAAGGAGATGAGCCGGCGCAGCTCACGCTCATCCTTTTGGTGGGGAAGAGAGCCGGGCAACGCGTTGGCCGGGTAGAGCCCGAAGCCAGCGGGCGGGCGCACGGCGATGTGGTATGGGGTGCCGCAGCGGTCCACGTAGCAGCCGAGCAGTAGCTTTTGCTCGGCCGTGGCCGGGGGCACGGCGGGTTGCTTAGCCACGGGCCACCCCCCCTCTGCTGGCAGCCAGCTGGCGGCGCTCAGTTTCAGCCGCTAGCACGTTCAGGCGCTGGCGCTGCACCGCCACCTGGTCGGGGCGGTGGTGCTCCTCACAAAAGGCAGTTTGGCGGGCGCACTCGGTATAGGCCGCGGCTAGCTCCTGGTCGGTGCGGCCGGCGTAGTAGCGAGCCGTGGCATCGGCCGCGCTGATGCCGTGCTGGGTCACGAGCGTATGCACGTCGCGCAGGGTGATGGGCTGGGTTTTCATACCGTGGCCTCCTTTCCAAACAGCTCGGTTTGCTCCCAGCGCAGCACCGGCCGCAGCTTCAGAGGGGGCAGCCCCCGGCCGCTGGCCACGTGGCGGTCGAGCATCCGGCGCACCTCGCCAGCCACGGCCAGCCCCGTGTTGACTTCCACGGCGTTACCAATCATCTTGCGCTGGTCGGTTTCGGTGCCCAGCAGCGTGTACCAATCAGGAAAGCCCTGGCCCCGAAGCGATTCGCGCACGGTGAGCATGCGCACCAGCAGGTCGATAATGCCGTGCTTGCGGCAGGCAGCTTTGAGACGCCGCATACCGGGCGAATCGCTGGGGGCATCGGCTACCTTCTCGCCCGGCTCGCCGGGGCCGTAGAGGCCAGTGAGCAAGCGCGCGTGCGGATTGGTTACTACGGTGGGTAGGGGTTTGGTTAGCGCACTCTGCTGGGGCTTGGTGCCCCAGTAGTGAAAGAAGCCCAGGTAGTGGTGCCGCCGTGAGGCCAGCAGCGTGCGCAACGGCATACCCAGCGCGCGCGCGCCGTTGCCAAACTGGTGGTTGAAGGTGAAACCCGGAACGGGCACCACGGCCGAGGCTACGGCAAACTTGCTTTTGGTTAGTAGCGTCGGCAGTGATACAACGGCCGTAGCTGCGCCAAAGCGAGCCTTGCAGGTAAGCGTTTGCAGGGGCCGCGCCAGCGGAATGCACTTGCCACTCTTATAATAAGGATGCAGCAGCAGGGGCACTGTGACCGCCGAAACGGCCGAGTGTTGAATCTGGCAGGTAATGGTAGCGGCCGGCTTCTCCACAGGGCGGCACGCGCCTTGGGTGTAGTAGGGATGCAGCACCAGGGGCCGCACCACCGCCTCGCGGCGCTGGCAGGCCAGCGTATGCAGGGGCCGAAAGCTGGCGTAGCCGGGGTTGGGCTTGCCCGTTTTCGAGTTGCTGTTATACTTGAGCAGCCAGGGCTGCGCCAGCCCACCGAACTTTTCAACCCCTGCGGCCAGCCGGTTCAGGGTGGCCTCCACGTAGGTGTTCTCGAAAACAGACTTGCCGTAGTTGCCCGTTTCGAGAATCTCAATCGCGCCGCGCCACTTCGGCAGCCCGTTGCGGCCGTGCTCGTCGTGGGTAGGCTGGGGCTTCGTGATTTTGATGCCCACGCGGGCGAAAACGCCGAAGTAGCGGCGCCGGGCCTGTGGGCTCCCGTAGTCGGCCGAGTTGAGCACCCACCACTGGTGGTTTACGTAGCCCATCGCGCGCAGCGTCGCCACCCAGCGCTCGTAATATTCGCCCAAGCGGGCCTTGTCGCGCTCGTAAGTAACGCTGCCATCGGCGTGGCGCACCTCAACTTCGGGCCCCCACTCCACGAACTCGGGCACGTTCTCAAACGTGGCCACCTTCGCATCGCAGGCCAGCAGGTAGCGCGGAGCTTCTTCGGCCAGCGCCCGTACCGAGGGGTCAACGGGCTTGCCGCCCTTGGCGCGGCTGTGGTGCCGGCAGTCCGGCGACATGTGGAAATAATCAGCTAGTCCAAGCACGTCAGCGTGTTGGGTGCGTACGTCGGCGCAGAAGTGGGGCGTAGCTGGAAAGTGTACGGCTTGGCTGTCGAGGGCCAGTTGCCAGTGATTGAGCGCCGCGCTTACGGTGAAGCCGGCCAAGTGCTGGGCCAGGGTCATGCCCCCGGCGCCGCACAGCGTATCAATTGCCTTGTAGCCATTGGGGGCCACCAGCGGCATTTTATTAGTAATAGTCACGAGTAAGGCGCAGAAATGCCCCACCACCACCGGCAGCGGGGCTGGTGAGTGGATTAGGCAGCTTGCAGGCCGGCCTCGTGGGCTACTTCGCTCGATTCGCGGGTGGCCAGGGCCGCTACCTGCGCCGCGACGCCCGCGGCCTCGCGCTGGGTAATCGCCTCGCGCACCGTAAGCAGGGCCTGGCGGGCGCGCTCGGTATCGAGGCTGGGCACGGCCTTGAGCAGGGCGGCCTTTTCCTTAAACGTGATGCGCGTATCGTTGAGCAGGCTCACGAGCTGGTCGCGCTGCTCCTGGGTGGCTGGCTTGTAGCTGGCGCCGGCCACCACGGGCTCGTTTACAAACGCATCGACCAGGGCCGAGTCGGTGCCCGCCGGGCGCATCGCCCCGCCGTTCTGGCGCGAGGCCGTGGCCGCCGCGAGGTGAATTGCTGCCAGAATCGCTTTTTGCTTGGCCTCCTTCAGCGGCAGCAACTCCTTGCGCTGGCCGCCCGTGAGCCCATCCCAATAATTTTTCAGGTCCATTGACGAGGTAAAGCCTTCAATCTGCTGGGCAATCGCGGCCACCTCGGGGCTGCTGAAGCCGGGCGCCGGGGCTGCCTCCGGCTCAGGCGCGGCGTTTGGGTCGGACGTAGTAGAGGCTGCCGGGTCGGCGAAAGGCAGCCCGGCGGGCGTCGCGGCCTGGGGCGCGCCCGCCAGCTCGTTTCCCGCGGGCTCTGCCGGGGCGGGCCCGGCTACGGCCGTGGTGCCCTCGCGGTCGGCAATCGCCTTGGTGAGCTTGGCAATGGCCTGCGTGGCGCGCTCCTCATCCAATCGGTTGATGTTGAGCAGCATCTTCGTTTTTTCCTGCCGCGTAATGAGCGGGTGGTCGAGTAGGCGGATAATCTCCTCTTTCTGGCTGGCCGTGGCGTACTGCACCTCTACGGGCGCGGGGGCCTCGCTCACGCCGCCGCCAATTACTGCCATCGGCACCGTTTCGGCTGCTACGGCCGGGGCTACGGCGGGCGCGGGTACGTTGCCACTGTACTCCATCTCTTCGGCGGGGGTGGGCTCGTAACCGGCGGCACGGATAATCCAGGCCAGAATGTTGCGGTAAGCCTTGCCGATGGCGCGGGTCTGGGCCATGCTGGCAATGGCAAATTCCTGGTAGAACTTCTTGCCGCTCTCCTTATTCGAGCAGATGGCGAAGCCGGCGCCCACGGTGGTTTGATGGCGCATGTCGTAGAGCGTCACCTTAGCCTGATATTTCAGCTCCTGGTCGGTGCTCAGGTTGATGACGTGCTC